ACGCTGGGCCGCGCCACGGCGCGGCTCCGGCTCAGGCACGAATGCCGGCGCCGAGAGCGAGGCAACCCGGACCGGCGCCGCCGCCGGCGCGGCAGCGGGGAAGCCGCCCTGCCCGCCCGCCTCGAACGGCCGGTCGGGCGGCAGCGGAATGTTGCTGGCGATGCGGAAGGCTTCCGCCGTCTCCTCGCGGCGATCGGTCGGGGACGGCTCGGATGCCGTCTCGACGGTCGTGGGGGCGCCGGACGGCGTAAAGGTCGGCTGCTGCGACGGGCCGAGATCCGCGCTCGCGACCATGACCGGGCTCTGGCGACCGATCGCGGGCGTGTCGTCCGTGCGTAAGGTGGCCAGCAGCTTGCGGTCGTCGCTGCCGGCGATCGAGGCCGGGCCGATATAGTCGATCTTGACCTTGGCCGTGCCGGAGCGCTTGAAATCGAGGTAGTAGGCCACCCGCTCCGAGACATCCATGACGCGGCCGCCGTGGAACGGGCCGCGATCATTGACGCGCACCATCATCGAGCGGTGATTGCGCAGGTTGGTGACGCGCGCGTAGCTCGGCAGCGGCATGGTGGGATGCGCCGCGCTGATCGAACTCATGTCGTAGACTTCGCCATTGGCGGTGCGCCGGCCATGGAACGCCTCGCCGTACCAGGAGGCCATGCCGATCGCGGAGTAGCCCTTCATCTTCTCGCGCGGCGTGTAGCGCTTGCCGGCGATGGTGTAGGTGTTGCCGACGAGATGACGGCCGCCGCCCTTCGGCGCCCTCTCGCCATTATCGACGACGCGCGGGCTCGCCTTGCCGTATTTTGCCTCGGGAAACGCGCCGACCTCGCGGCTGGCGTGGCGCTTGGTGCCGGTATCGCCGGCACAATTGGCGACGAGAAGCCCGACGCCGACGACACCGATGATACGGGACAGCGGCACAACGGCAGCGAGGCCGCAAACTTGGCGTTTGATCATCGGGTTCAGCTATGCTCGGTCAATGACAAGAGGACGGGGCCAACCGGCAATGGACAGTAGACTATCGGACACTGTCAACCGCATGCCTGTCCCTTTCTCCAAATTGGGCCGATTGCATTAAGCAAAGATTAACCGGCGGAGCCGCCGACGCTTGAGGGTTCGCCCAGATGCGGCGGAATCGTGTCCATTTTACGGCCATCCCGCCAGCAAACCGGGCACAGTGCCGAATCGGCAGGCAGGCCCTGCCCGCCAACATGCACAGCGCACGCCTTGCCAAGCGCCGCCATTCGCGTTTTAAGGCGGCGCCGGCGCGCTGGCGTGGAAGGGTGGCCGAGTGGTTTAAGGCAGCGGTCTTGAAATTCGCTCAAATCCGTATTCGCCAGTACCACCCTGTCCCTCATGGTCGTTGAATATCAATATGATGGTGGAGAACCTTTCACTAGCCGTCCCGTCCCGTCACGCTTCCTGCTACCGAATTCGGTAGCAAAATGGTAGCAAGATGTTCATGTAGCGTTCTTGCGGTCGATAGTCCCGAAAAAGCGGATAAGAACTTCCCGCGAAACGACCCACCTCGAGCCGATCCTTTTGCCAGCGATAAGCCCCTTCTCAAGCAGGTAGAAGCTTTGGCGTTCGGTGCGATCGATCAGTCGCGACATAGCCTTAATACCCCACACCAAATCCAAGTTACAGATATCGCTTTCAGATGGCATGCTCCTAAAATGTTGCTTGCGGGAAAGAGTTCCTCTCTGCAATCCCGCCACATAACCCGAGCAATGTCGGAGGTTTCCCGTTTGCAGGAGCTTTGGCATGAAGACGCCCGCTCGCCGCACAGCGCGGCAAGTCGCACTCGCCTACAGAGTCGACGATGCCGCTGCTATGCTTGGCATCGGAAAATCCAAGATGTGGGAATTGATCGCGGCAGGACGCATTCGCGCGCGTAAGATCGACGGAGCAACGATCGTACCGCACGCGGAGCTTGAGGCATTCTTGGAGGCCGCACCGTTAGCGAGCACGAGGCATGGCCCGAGCTAAGACAGACCTGCCACCATATGTCATCGACGAGGAAGAGATCGCGATTCGGTACCTGCTGACGCCAGCCGAATGGCGGGCAACGGCGATTGTGCTTGAGCGGAGCGGCTTCCCATCGATCCACCCAGTTCTTGGAAGGCGGCTGCGAGGGCAAGTTGATGCGTGGTTCGCCACCGGCGCCGCTTCTCTCGTGACGTTCAAGCCTGACGGCGAAGAGAATTGGTCTGCGATAGGCAGGAAGCGTCGCTCACCGAAATGATCAGAACATTTTGCATCGCGGCGATGCAAAGCCGGTGACAGCCCCAGATGGAGCGCCAACCGATCGCCTCACGGCGCGGCGCTTGACTCTTGTCCCGACCTTGTTCTCAATTCGTTCCCATGCGTGAGGCTCGGTCATGGGGTGAGCAGATGCTTGGTCTCATCCGTCGAGTAGGAGCGATCCATGAGCATGACCTATTACGTCGTCGTCCCCTTCGTCGCCGACGAGAGCGGCGACTTGGTGCCGCTGGAACCAATCGAGGCTCAGAGTTCCGAGAGCGCTAAGCGGCGAGCATCAGCCATCGCCGCAGACAAGGGCGGCGCCATCGCCTTCTCGCGGACTGGAGAGCCCGCTACGGGCGATTTCGAAGATGCCGTGGTACTGGGGCGCTATGGTGAGGTGCCGACCGATCTCGCCGGCGTTCTGGGCTGACGGCCGCGTCCGGCTGAGTATGATCAAGATGTAGGAGGGATAAATGGGCATGATGAGTTCGATTGGCACCATGGGCACAATGTCGCTTGCTCATTGGCTGATTGCCATAGTCTGGCTAGCTCTTGTCATTTGGTACATTATCTCGACTGTGAGGCTTCTCAGGGCCGCTAACATGGCTGGTTTATGGGCAATCCTAGTACTGATCCCAGCCGTCGGCGCTCCAATCGTGCAGGGCATACTCGCGAATAGGCTCGGGTCTCGATGACGCCAGAACGCCTCAAGCAATGCCTTGCCACGATCCACTGGTCGCCGGAGACGCTGGCGGAGGTGGTCGAGTGCGGCGTGTCATTGGTCGATGCATGGCTCGACGGAACTGCGGAAGTTCCAGTCGAGGCGAGCGCATGGCTACAGACCCGGGCGCTCTCTCACGAAGCGCTTGAAGGCGTGCGGCCGAAATCCCTCAAGGGGAAACGATTCAAGCGCGGTAACTCGCCCGGTGACGCGTGATCGGCCGTAGTCCTGGGAGGCGGCCGGCCGAGGAGGAAGTATTCGACCGACCGCCAGGACGGCGGAGTTGCGCAGCTAGGGGCGCCGTCCTTGGCGATTCAATACGCGTCGCGCCCAAGGGTTCCAAACGAAAAGCCCCGCCACCTTTCGGCAGCGGGGCAGTCCACGATCCTTACGGGCTTAGGCCATCGTCGAATTCGAGCAGCGGCGGCGGCACTCCTGCTCGCCGGGCGCTACGGAAACCTCGGGCGCTCCTGTCAGGTTCGACCTTCAAATTCGCTTGATCACCGGCAGCCATGATGTCCCCCATGAGCCGGGCCGTGAATGCCTCAATCGCGCTGCGGCTCGGGGTCGCTCCAAGGTACTGGATACCTCGTTTGTCCTGAAGTTTGACGGTCCATTTCCCGTTCACCTTCAAGACGGTCAGATTGACGATCGACACGTCATTCCTCCTTTCTCGATGATGCTCGGCATACGCCGTCCCCATTTTGGGGAGCAAAAAGCGGCCGTTCAAGAGGCTGAGACGACAAAAGCCCCTCCCGCCGAAGCGAGAGTTGGCCGCTCCTTAAAATTTTTTCCGCCTTCCTCTTGAAAATCCGCGAAGTGGAAAAATCTCTGGGGTGTCGCCATAGCTGGCGGCCAGCGGACGCCACTTCAGGGTCCGCTCGGGGCGGGTGCCGGAAGGCATCCGACACCTGCTCGTACCCATTTTGCTCTTTCTGGAGGATTTGGCTATGAGAACACAAGATTGGAGCCCGCTCTGGCGCTCAACGGTCGGCTTCGACCATCTGCTGAACGTCTTCGACGAGGCGCAGCACGCCGCGGAAGAAAGCTACCCCCCCTACAATATCGAGCGGTTGAGCGAAGACCGCTACCAGATCACAGTGGCGCTTGCGGGTTTCGGCCCGGAAGAATTATCGCTGACTGCCGAACAGAACCTTCTGACCCTAGAGGGGCGGAAGACTGCCAAGGAAAAGGTGGATTTCCTGTTCAAGGGCATTTCGGCGCGCCCCTTCAAGCGGCAATTCCGCTTGGCGGATTATGTCGAAGTGAAATCAGCAGCGCTTCGCAACGGTCTCCTGACCATCGATCTCTTACGCGAGGTGCCTGAGGCCATGAAGCCGAAGGCTATCCCGATCGAGGGACAGCCACGGCCGGCTCGGCAAATCGAAGCCCAGGCGGCCTGAACCGTCACGCAAAAATGGCAACGGGCTTCGCGGCATCCCGCCGCGAGGCCTCCATCGAAAGGGTCACGCAATGAGCATCCGAGATATTATCCCGTGGAATCGCTCCTCCGAAATCAGCCGGAGCCGGGACGCAGAAATGAGCCCCTTCCTCGCGCTACACCGCGAGATGAACCGCATGTTCGACGACGTGTTCCGCCACTTCGATATGGCGCCAATCGGCAGGGATTTTGGGAGCGACCGCCTTGTTTCGCCCATGATCGACATCGACGAGACCGACAAGGCCATCCGCGTCACAGCCGAACTGCCCGGGCTCGACGAAAAGGACATCAAGATCGAGGTCGCTGACAACGTGTTGGCAATTGCCGGCGAGAAGAAGACCGAAAGCGACGATCGCGACCGTCTTGTCAGCGAACGCTACTATGGCCGTTTCGAACGGCGGATTCCACTGAACGGCGTGGACGAAGAAAAGATCGAGGCTTCGTTCAGGAACGGCGTTTTGACGGTCACGCTGCCGAAGTCTGACAAGCCGCGCGAAAACGTCAGGACTATCGCGATCAACAACAATTCCTGAGGCGGCGGAACTATCACTGCCGCGAAGCCCAACCCGTGTCGCTAAGAAATGGAGGATTAGAAATGCGACAGACGAAGCTTGATGAAAACGTGTTCGACATCAATGCGCTGCTTCATCCCGCCGCGGTCTACGGCCATCCCAGGGAAGTTCTCGCCGATGGCACACTGACTGTCGGCGAAAAGCGAGCCATCCTTGCCTCTTGGGCGTCCGATGCCGCCGCGGTGAGTTCATGCCCGGCATTGCGCGCTCCCGCCGGTGTTTCGGCGCCCATATCGATCGACGAAATTCTTGAAGCTCTGAGGTCGCTCGATTCGGGACCGCGGGAACCGCCCGGAGGTAAGCCAGCGCGGGTCGGAAGCGACAAGCGCGTAGCGGCATAACCGAAACGTCATGGCGGCTGCACAAATTTAGATAGTTTTTCGAGTACGGGCGCGGCGCCATGGCGCAGATCGGAGGCGGCCGGCCAAGGGAGCAACTCTTGGCCGACCGCCGGGACGGCGAAGTTGGAGCGGAGGGACGCCGTCCTTGGCGATAAAATGCGGCTCGTGCCCTGGGGTTCCAGCCGAAAAAGGCCCCGCCACCTTTCGGCAGCGGGGCAGTCATGGGAGGCTTACAAACAGCACGAAGCCAGACTGGCTTGTCCTGTTATCCGCGCTGGCACCATTGCCGGCGCGAATGGGGTTACGGCGAGGCCTTCTTGTCGATTAGGACTTCGAGCCTCACCAGTCGCGCAATGATCTCACGCTGCAATGCGGAGATGGTGTTGGACTGCATCTCGTCCTTGGCCTCGAGCCGATCGACGCGTTTCTCGATCCGTCGCTGGTTTCCGCCAATCTCGCCGATTGCGGCCTGTGTCGTGCCGTAGCCATAGGAAAGGCCGCCGATCACCGTCATGATCGTGAGGACGTTGCCGAGCGAGAGCTTCGGATCGAACCATCCACGCATGGGTGCCCCTCCGTCAGTCGCGCTCAATTCCAGCAGTCCTTTTTCTTGCCGAACGCATTGTGCGAGCCGACCTGAACCGCGAACGGTCGATCATTCTTGATGATGAAGTCGCGGGTCTGAGCCGAAGGCGTCTGCTTCTCCCAGCCATCACAGACACTTGCCGGTGGCGTGGTCGTACACCCCGCCAAGGGCAGAGCACAGACGAGCATCATCAGCGCTATTGATCTCCGCATCGGTCTTGCTCCTGTCGCGTAAGGTTTCGATGGTCTTGGATTGCTGCTGGATCGTGGAGGCTGAGGTCGCGTCGGAGCGGCCCTTGGCATAGATAGCGCCGGCAGCGGCCAGAACTGCCCCTACAGCGGCGATGATGAGCCACGTGCGCAGGGATAGGCCGGTGAAGAAGGCGATCATCACAGGCCCTCCAGACAAAGGGTCCGTTCGCTGATCCGGCCGCCAGCATCATTGATCCGGCGATTGACCAGCCCGCGGATCACCGCACCCTTGACGTAGACCCAGCGCGAAAGCTGCTCGCATGCCTGCCGCCACTGGCCTTTGCGGGCATATTTGATCAGCGTCGATCTACAGGCTGCGCCCGTGCCGACGTTGTATGCCCAGTCATTGATGGCGACGTACGTCTTGGCTGGCGCGCCCCACATTTCGGGAGCGCAGGCGAGCAGGCGCTGCTCATGCTCGACCAGCTTCTGCCGGTTCAGATCGGCGCATTGAGCCTCGGTGAACGTCATGTTGGGACCGATGCCCTCCGTGACACCCATGCAGGCCGTCCAGACGCCGCCAACGTCCCGATAGGAGCGCAGCTTGTCGCCCTCCCAAGAGCCCGTGTAGGCCAGAGCGGCGGCAAGCAGAGCAGCGCCAGCAGCCCCGCTGCCGAGATAGCGGCTACGCTTACTCGCCATAGCCGGCGCCCTCCTGCGCGAGCAAGCGAGCGACGAAACCTCCGCCGACAACGATGATGATGACCACCGAGAACCACCCGCGGGGGATCGGCGGGCTGTCGGTGAAGAGCGGAATAGCGGCCTCTGCGCCGGTCAGCACGAAAGCCAACGCCATAAGGCGGATGGACCATGCGCGCTTGAGCACGCGCCGCCAGTCGTCAACGAGACGCATGGGACTCTCCAAAGAAAAACCCGCCTCAAGGGCGGGTGCAGGAACGGAACGGAACTTAAATTAAAGCTGAGGCGTTGCGCTCTGTGGTCGGGAGGTTGTCATGTCCCCCTTTGATCTACAGACAGACGCTCATCGTGATCCTGTCGAAGAGACTGAAACGGAGCTCGAACATCTCGGGATCATGGTCGTTTCTGGATTGATCCCGCTCACGTTCGCGATGTTGAGTGCATTGCTCTATCTGTACTGTGGGATGCCATAGGTGCCGGTGATCGCGCCGCCGCTCCAGATTGGAGCCAGGATATCGGACCTTGCCGCGCGCATAGCTGTGTCAATGGTTATCCAGACCATTATTCTCGTGATGCTTGTTGCCAGCCTTGTTGCCGTGCTGAGGTGTCTTCATCTTCTCCACTCGGTCGATTGATCGTCAGCGGCGACTAGCAGCGTCTCGATGGGCATACCGGCACGAGAGGGCTGAACGAAGCTCACCTTGAGGGCGGGTGGCGGCCATAGAAAAGCGTGGAACCAAACGCTCGGCATGGCGTTCACTCCGCCGGGCGGGAGGACAAAGCCATGAGAACTTTCCTATTATCCTCGGACCGGAAAGCGGGTCGGGCGAGAATTGAAGCTGCGATCTCGTTTGTGGCGGTCGTCGCGACGTTGGGGTTCGCGGTTGTCTGCGGACTTATGCTGGCACCGCTGCTTCACGGGGTTTGGTTCGGTGGTGGCTGAGGACGTGGGCCGAAGCGAAGCTTGACGGGAGAGCGAGGAGAAAAGCAGACTTAGCCGAAGGTCGCGTACGGGAGGGTGTCACATGGGCCAAAGTGCATCGTTCGTCTGTGAATGCGGTTCTGAAGCGGTCACGGTCTTTGGGTCGGAAACGACCACCGCAATCGTCACCTGCAGCCGATGCAGGCGTCTGATCGACGACTGGAATAGCTATTTGTCGAAGGTCTCACCGGCGGCAACTGTCGTTTGGAACATCCAGGCTGACGCTCGGAGGCAGGACGCGGACAACTATGCAGGCCAGGGTGGCGTCGGCAACTCGCCAAGGAAGCCTTCGACGCTAGGCTGAGCGCGCCCCGGTCAGCGCGCTGGCGAATTGCTGATAGCTACGAAAAAGGCCGCCATAACCGGCGGCGGTGGTCGCGCTGGTTGGGCAAGAGGCCCTGACACTGGCCCCGATCCGGCGGATCAGAGGAAGAGGATGGGCGCGGCCCATAGCGCGCCGGCGAGCCATTCGGCGGCGTATTGGTCGTATCCGGTGCGCCGCACGATCACGGCACCGGCAACATAGCAGGCCCACAAGGCAATGCCGAAGGCCGGGCCGACGACCAGCCCGGGCAGGATATCAGGCCATACGAGCGCCAGCGGCATGATGAAAACAATCATGCGCGGTGCCAGCGCCGCAAAATCGTCGGGCGTGATCCGCAACAGCACCCGGCCGGTCCACGTCCGTCTTGGCGTGAGGGGATCGGTTTCGAGATCGAAGAACGCGCCCCATTCCGAAGATAGCCGGCGCCGATCAGCAGGGCGTGCGGCCAGGGCTGTACCAGCCACGCCACGAGGGCGATGGCCGGCGCCGCATACCAGAGCGGACGGCCGGGCCAGCGCGGGGGCGCCGCGAGCCAGCCACTGGCGATACGGTTGATGCAGGCGCAGAGCGCGACAATGGAGAGCGCGATCAGGGCACTCATGGCTGCACCGCCACAGCATGGCCGACCTGATTGCTGAGGTTCGCCCAATCGATCGCACCGCGATGGACTCAGGCGGATAGGCATGCAGCGACAAGCGCCGCGACAACGATGCGGGTCATGACATGCCTCAGAGGGGTTTGTGGATAAAGAACCCGCCTCAAAGACGGGTGATGGCGCGCATGAAAAAGCCGGCGGATGGTGGATGGATTTGGCAGAACGAAAGAACAAGTATTAGACTGCGGTGCTAGCATCCAATTGTTCGGAGGATATTATGCCTGTTATTGATTTAAATAAGAAAGATAAATTCGAATCTAACCAAAAATCTGAAACCATTATTCAGCGGCTCGATGTTGTAATCGTTCTTGGCATGACGATTTTTGGAACTTTGATGTTAAGCACATTGTTCTACTTGTACTAATCGTCGCGCCGCTGATTGCATGAAAAAGCCGCCAGAAGCGGCGGCGGATGGTCGGTTATGGTGTGGCGGTCAGGCGGGCCACGTCAGCGCCGGCAACTCAGCCAGCAGCGCCTCGACGGTTGGTTGAGCGCGCTGACCAGACTGCACGAGATCAAGCTGCGTATAGGCATAGGCCCATACCGCATCGCGCCACCCGACATAGGCTTGCGCCTCGGCGGCCCATGTCGGGTTGGTGCTGGCGACATAGGTCGAGAGCGACAGGCCGTTGTCGTAGCGCCGCGCTTGCGCAGCCGCATCGAGCATGGCGACGATCGCAGCCTGATAATCGGCCACGGCCGGCGGCGGAGCCGGACGGACGGTGATGATGCTCATGCTGCGGGCTCCTGCTGCTTCGCCGCTTGCTCCGCGAACCACGCCTCGGCACCGATGCCGTACCCGTCAGGCGCGGTGAAATCGGCCGTCCAGAGATCGCGCTGCGAGCGATCGGCCGGAATGTCGGCCGCATCGACGATGAGATACGGCACACCGGCCGGCACGTCCTTGCGAGCAACCTCCGCGAGCGGCAGAGTGCCAGTTGGGATGAGCACGGCGACGCCATCGCCTATTGGGTAGATGATACGCTGGGCCATCATTTACCTCCGAGCACGTGCAAGAAGATGCCGTCCACATCCGCGAAGCCGGTAGTGTTCGGGCCAGTACCGACTTGGACTTGGTTCACGTCGTATGAAAGAATTTCGGCGTAGTAGAAGCCGCTGCCGCTCCACCGAACTGATGCTACGGGCGCATAATTCGCGTCCGCCATCGGGGTTGCGAAATTGAAGCCGTATTTCCCGACCGCAATATCGGTGATGCTGGAAATATTGACGCTGTCGCGGATGGCGATCGCGCCAGTGCCATTGATATTGCCCCATGCCGTGGGGAGGCGCTTATCGGCTGGCTGCACGGCACTGTCGGCTGTGGCGAGCGATGCTATGGATGCCGTAGACAGCGCCAGGCTGCGGTCGGCACTCAGGTCGCCGCCGCCCGTTAGGCCCGTGCCGGCCGTGATCTGACGCGTCTTGACCGTGTAATCGGCCGGGCTGAAATTGCCCGCGTGCCACGCGGAATGCCCGGCAATATCGAGCTCGCCAGCAATCTTGGCCTTGCCCGTAGACCCGACAACCAAAGCTGTAAGCGCAGTAACACCCGCCCCCGGTGGGAACCGCACACTAAATTCTAGTAGGTCTCCGGTTATGGTGCTGCCGGCGCGGGCATCATTAAGGAGCGCGATGCTGCCCACATTATTGACGAGAGAGTGAGCGGCAAGGTCCAATCCTGAGCGAGCGGCTTGCTGCACGATCAGGCCGGAGCCAAGGGTGACAGTGATATCGGCATCTGTGCCGGCGTCATAACCAGTCCAAGTGACGCCCGACAGATTGCCCCCCGTGATCGTAACCGCACCGGCGGCCTGCGTCGCCATCGAGCCGAGGCCGAGATTGTCACGCGCCGCCGCCGCATCTGACGCACCAGTGCCACCATCCGCGACAGCAAGGTCAGTAATCTCGCTGATGGTCCCGCCATTGATCGTCGGGCTGGTCAGCGTCTTGTTCGTGAGTGTCGCGACCGCGCTGTTCTTGGTCGCATCTGAAGTGTTGTCGACCTGATCAAGAGCCAGAGTGGACCTCGCAGCAGCTACATCAGCCGTGGTGAACAGCGCATCGCCAACCGCCGTCGCCCCGAGATTACTCCGAGCGCCGGCCATGTTCGTCGCCCCGGTTCCGCCAGAGCTCAGGGGGCGCGGCGCATTGAGATCGGCGGCAATATCCTGTGTCAGGGCATTGTAGTCGGCAGCGCGGATCGTATCACCGGCGACAGCGGCTGTGCCGGGCACAAGGCTGAAGACGCCGCTTACATTTCTCGGCATGGGGCTTCTCCATAGAAAAAGCCGCCTGCGGGCGGCTTGCGGAATGTCTGGTTGTGGAGTTCGATGCTTTCGGAGGCAGAGATGGACGAGCTACCCGCCGACATTCTCAAAGGCATCAGTTCAGTGCAGGCCGAACAATCTGGGGTGATGAACCAGACCGAAACAATTCGTTTCATCCTTCGCGACTGGCTCATCGGCCACGGTTACTTGAAGGCTCCGCCTGACGATCCCGAGATGGCTAACTGACCAATGGACTCCACCTCTTCCAAGTGATTGGATATCCTTGGGAGGGGTGGCGATGAGACAAATTGTGATAGCCGCGTTACTGGCATTGCTCAGCGTTTCATATGGCAGCGCTCGGGCAAAAACACCGGACACCGCGCTGTGGAAGAAGGTGAACGGATGGTACATTTATATCGACAAAACAGTCGGATATCAGTGTTTCATCGCGAATATATATGAAGACCTTACAGTTTTCAGGATGGGATTTCAAAAGCCCTCATCAGCTACTGCCCTGTACATCGCTATTGGGAACAAAAACTGGCAGTCGCTAGAGGACGGCAAGGACTACCCCCTCGTCATGCAGGTCGATAATGAGAAGCCGTGGAATTCGCCGGCCTCCGCCGCTCATATCGGGAAAATGCCATTTCTCATTGTCAACACAAGCCAAATTCAATTTGTCAGCCAGATTCTTCGTAAACATGGGTTGAAGGTATTCTTCAATGGGGAGAATATCCTGAACCTTAGCTTGAGGGGATCAGCTGGCGCCCTGCAAGAAATGGTAAATTGCCAACGGGCGGTCAATGAGTACCTGGGCCAGAGGAAGCCGGCATCGAAAGATCCCTTCTCCGGCGCATCTAATACCCGGCCCAAGAAAGACCCATTCGCCACATACTGATATTGCCCAGATGAGAATTCGAAGCCGCACCAATTATAGCATGACCGGAATAGCCCTTGAGGTTTCTGGCGTTTGGGCTTTCGTCGCCAAGTTCTCGCGCAAAGCGGTGGCAATAATAGACCGCACGCCAATGATCGACCACAACCCGCACGAGAGGCGGCTGAGATGAAGTACCTCGTCTGCACGGCCGTACTGATCGCCTGCGTCTGGGGACTACGGTCCACCATCAATGAGGCGTTCGCGACGAGCTTCACCACCGGGATGATATTCTGTGTGGCGTTCGGAGCGGTCATGTTCGCTATTGCGCTCTACGTCGATCGTCGAGACCGGCGCGCGCAGCAAGGGCAGCGGCCACCGCAGCGATAGATCCTTTGGCATCGGCCGACTGCTTCAGCTGCTGCGTCCGCGAGATCGCATCGACAAGCGCCGACAAGTTACGGTCCCGCTCCGGGCCGCCGGCCGACAGGAACCGTGCGATCTCCGCGTCGCGCGGCGCATTGTTTCTCTCCAGCATCGCTTGCAGGACGGCGTTTGCCGGCTTGAGCAGCAGGCGCTTGGCATCGCCGTAGAGCGTGTCGGACGTCAGCTTGACCGGGTTGTCATCCTCCAGTGCTTTGGCTGCCTGCGAGCGCTGCGCCGTCTGGCTGTTCTCCACGACCTTGTTGAAGGTATCGCGGAACTTCGTATTGCGATCGACAGACGCAACCAGCGCGTTCGCGGCATCGTCGCCGAAGGCCGTGCCGATCTTGGCCGTGTTCCAGCCGCCCTCCCCCTGCAATGCGCCCTTCAACGCCACGAGATCGTTGACCTTCGTCCCAAGCTGGCGATCGATCTCGGCGCGAGCGCCCTTGTTGAAGGCGATCTGCTCACCGGGAACCATGGCGCCGAAGTCCTCGGCAAAGCGGCCCGGAGACGGCGCGGTCTTGCCGGAATCGAGGATCCCTGTACCGGCCTGGACTGCCTCTGCGCGCCGGGCCAAGGCTGCCGACTGAGCATTGGCCTCGGCATAGCCTGGAACCTGCTGCTCGAGCGCGTCGTTAAGCTGGCCCCGGATCGTCTTCAACGCGCCCTGCTGGCGCTCAAGCGCTCCCGCCGGCACGCCAAGCCCTGGCGCTCCATACTGGATGACGTTGTCAAGTTCACCCTTGATCTTGTGTAGGTTGATCGCGGCATCCTTGGGCGCCGCTCGCAACTCTGTCACGATCTCGCCCGTAACCGGATCATACATCGGCGCCCCGGACTTGGTCAGGACCGCAGCTTGCTTCTGCGTCATCAGGTAGTCTCGCGCCGAGATCAGCGCCTTCTTCTCCATCCCTTCCGATTGGTCAATCGCCTTGCCGAGATTGGCCAGCAGGGCCGTCGTATCGACGGCCGGCGCGTTGTCGAGCGCCTTGCCGTAGTTGATGGCATCCACCTGGCTCCGGCGGTTCACGATCGCATTCGTGACGGCCTGCGCGTCTTCCGCGGGGCCCAGCGCGGCGTTGACATCGCCATAGACGCGGGCGTTCGTGCCCTCATTGCGGGCTCTGAGCGCGTCGGTGAGGATCGTCCGCCCTTCTCCCGGCCGGGCGCCAACGCCCTGGGCCAACCCGAGCATGCTGGGGCCCGTGTCGGCAAGCACGGCATCCGGGCCAAGCCGCGCCGCCTCAGCCTGTACTCGCGCAACATCGTCTGCCTGCAGCGCCCCCATGACCTTGCGCTGCGCTGCGGAAGATAGGCCGTCTATGGTGGGGGCAGCCCGGCCGGCAAATGTATTATAGGCGGCGCCAATGCCACGGGCCAAAATAGGAATCGACAGACCGACAGCGGCCCCGCCCGCTGCCCCCTGTCCCGTGCTTTTCGCTGTGGCTCCGAGATCAGTCAGGTCCGGCGATGCGGACAGGCCCTCAACGCTGCCAATCCCGCCACCAGCCAGCATGCCCCGAAACGCCCGAGCCGCGAGGCCCGCGCTTTTAGCTGCGGCACCCACGGCACCCACGGGGACGAGCGCGCCACCAGCCATGCCGCCGATAGCCGAAGTTACAGGGTAGTTCTTGGCGATCTCTGCTTCAGCATTGCGCTCACGGGCGAGGTTGTCGGCATAAGAGCCGCCACCGGGCATCAGCGTTTCTCTTGCCGCCGAGAGCCGATCCGCGAACGGCAGACCGTCCGCAATGCTCTTCGCACCAACGCCTGCCAGCCCGACCAATCCCGGCCCGAGATTGCGGGCAAAACCGGCGCGCATATCGCCCACGGCCGCCGGCAACGGCTCCGGATTGAACCCGTCGAGGTTGACGGCCGCCATGCCCGAGATATTGCCGTCATGGACTGGCGCAGCATCCCACCACTGGCCCTGCGGCGCCTGAGACGGCGCCTGCTGAGCGACCGGGGCGTTTTCCCACCATTCAGCCATGACTCGACTCCGTCGCCTGAAGGCTCAATGATCCGCGCGGTATTTGGGGGGAGAGGTTCAATGTCACAGCGATTTTTGCCGCCGCTAGAAGCCGATACGAGCTATCGCGTGGCAGACTTTGAGTACTTTGAATACGGGCATCGCTCGCTTCGGAAGCTGGTGACAGGCGAAGACACCAGTATTCTGCACCTTCATCTGAAAAACCGGACCACACTTGATCTACCAGTATCGGACGAGGCGCTGCATCTCCTCCTGAGGACACTGATTGATGCCTTTCCAGTCGAGACGCTAAGGCACGTAAAAACGCGGCCGTGGTGCCCCGACAATATGAAAGAATGGGAGCCACCGACCTAATCATGGCTTCCTCCGGGTTGTCCCGTCAGGCGCAACGAATGTGGTGCCAGACGGCAAGGCGTCATACTCAGCCTTATTGCTGGGCCGCGCGGGGCCGGTCGGGGCCGCTGACGACGGTCCTTCCGGCACAGTCACACTGAACAGTGCCCGCTCCCGCCTGTTCGCCTGTGGATCGGGGTAAACCGCATCCAGTTGCTGCTGGTGGAGTTGGAGCCGGGCGGCGGCCGCCTTCTCCATGATTCCGAGAAGACGACTGATCGAGCCCGCGTCCAGTTGGATCGAGCCGCCAGAGGCTTTTTCCGCGAACTCACGATCCGAGTTCGAGATCTGGTTGGTGCCGACTGTCGATTTCAGCATCGCAGCGACTTGAGGGGCAATTGCAGCGCGGAACGTTTCCGTGTTCTGGATCGCTTCCGGTTTAGTAACCCCAAGCAATGCTCCAGCCTTCTGCAAGCTAAGTCGGGCGTCGGCGCCAAAACCGGTGATCGCCCCGCCAGGGCCTTGAAGCGCGGTGCGAGCGTTGCGGAGCGCAATCAGGCCGGTCGCAGCGGCGCGCGCTTCCTTGGTGTTTTCCGCGAACAAGTCGAATACCTGCTTGTCCGAGCCACCGCCGACGTTGACGGAGGTTGCGCCTGCCTTAGCCTTCGCCGCAGCCCAATCTGTGAACGGCCGTGTCTCACCCTGCGACTGCGCGAACTTGTATTCCTGAACCAGCGTTGGATCGTCCGACTTGTTCAGCTGCTTTTCCTTCAAGCGCCTATCGAGCGGCGCATTTCCAAGTGCCGCCCGCTTGGCATCAAGATCAGCTTGCAGGAGCTGCGCGTTGAGTGGAGCGTTGGCATTCGTTGCCTGCGCGGCACGCAACTGTTCCTGCTTCAGCGCCATCTCGGTCGGATCGCGCGAGGCAATGGCGACCTGCTTCTGGATGATCGCCTGCGCAACCGCCTGCTGCCCCTTGGTCGCATAGGGGTTGCTCAGGATACGTTGCGCGGCTGCCAGTTGCGCCTGCGACATGCCGGCGGCGGCAGGCGGCGCGGACGGCTGCGGAGCCTGCTGCTGGGCGCCTATGGCCTGCGCGACCTGCTGGACGGCGGGGGGAGACGCCTGAGCCGGAGCAACCGGCATGCCGCGCTGCTGCACTGCCTGCGCAACCTGCTGGACGCCGCCGGGCGCATGGGGGGCAGTCTGCGGCGGGATCGAGCCGGTCGAGTCGCCAGAGAACCCGCCCTGCGGCATCATGCCGAGCGGCATGGCAGCCATGGTCGGAGCTTTCTGCGGCTGGAACTGGCCAGGGTAACGGTTCCAATCCGGGGCAAACGGAGAGCGCGCCACCGGCGCGGCCGTCGTCTGCGGTGGCAGAGCCGATTCCGGCAGCGCATCGGTCGCTACGTTCCCCAAGGATGCGACCTGAACCGGACGAGATGGCGGCATAGGCATGCTGTTGTCGGCAATCACCGACCGCACTGGCGCGGGCAGCGAGGCCATATCAACGGACGGCCCCTCGCCAAGCTGCGCGTCTTGAGCCGCATCCTGTTGACTGTCATAGCGGGAGAGAGTGCTGTTATACGCGCCAATCGCCTTGCCGGGATTGTCCCGAAGTCCGAGCCAGGTCGGGCCGAGAGCGCTCGCGATCTGCGGCGTGAAACCGTTCTGGGCGAGGTCGGCATTGAGGTCGCGACCGGTGCGCTTCTGGTAATCCTGCCCAGCTAGATAGAGCGCGGCACGATCCTGATTTTCGGGCGAGAACGTGCCATCACCCTTCACCGACGCAGGGAGGCTATCCCATGTCGTCTTGGTGAACTGATAGCGCCCGGCCGCGGTGGACGGGCCATCAGGGCCTGGCGCAGCGATACCGGGATGCTTGGCGAAGCTATCGAACGTCGCGCCGCCAGTTGGCGTATAGCGGACGTTGTATTTCCCGGCACTCTCTGGGCCGGCGATAGCGTTGAGAAGCGCGCCCTGCTGCGGGTCCAAGCCGCTTGCAACCGGGTCGGTCGACCCAGCCGCCGCAGCGCCAGAAGTGGATGGGATGGAGGCAGGAGAAGAAGATGCTCCAATCCCAAGCGCGCCCATTAGGCCAGCGGCATCGGCATTTGCAGTTGCGCGGGCAGCCTTTTCCTGATCGGTCAACCTGCCGTTCTCGAACCGGTCGCCCAACGCCTGTCCGATCGCCGTCAGCCCCTCACCGAAGTTTTTCGGTGCAGCTGTGGCACGGCCCATCATTGCATTGAGCACCTTTCGGCGCTGCTGCAACTCCTCATAGGAGAGGTTGTCGTCGCCGCCGAAGGCAAAGGAGAGAGCCATTATGCGGCCTCCTTGATGAGAGTTTTGCCGAGACCGAATGCCTTGCCGTAATCGACGGCCTTGTAGCCGCCGGGCATCTCGATCACCGCCTCGGGGCGCTTCTTCTCGACCTCCTGCGCCATCAATCCAAGCTGCATCGGGCCGCCCGCCTTGTAGCGATACTGATACACATTCTGGCCGTCGCCAGTCTCCGCGACCTTCTTGATGTCAGTCTTCAGCCGACGATCCGAGGCCTTGATCAGCCCGGCCCCGAGCCCGAACAGACCGCCAATCGTGGAATTCCACGAGCCAAGTGCGGAATTGTATTGGCCCATCTGGTTGGCATAGTTCTGCTGGACGATGCCGGCATAATCCGTGGTCGGGATCGTCGGCTCTCTCGTATTGATGAAATTCGGTTGGCTGACCTGTGAGCCTGAGAGCAATGCCGAGATTTCGTTGATCGGCTGGTTCCGGGAGGCGAATTGCTCCTGCAAGGCCTGCTGGCGCGAGGACTGCTCCGCGTTGAACTGGGCAAGCTGGGCGGCGTTCTGCGCGGAGGCGACCTGATTGTTGTTCGTGGTCGTCGTGTTCGCGTTCTCGAAACCCTGCTGGGCAGCGGTATTGGCGAATGTGGCATCGCCGAGGTTCTGGTTGTACTGCTGCTGCTGCGCCGCGTTCTCGAACTGGGCCTGATTCTGCGCGAGGCCAGCAAGGCGAGACTGTTCCTGCCCGGCATTGATGATCGCGCCATACTGCGCATCGTTCTTCTGCTGGCCGAAGAGTTGCATTGCCCGGTCATAGGCGGCTGAGCCGAGCTTGATCCCCTGGTTGGATAGCTGTGTCTCAAGCGCAGTCTGCTGCTGCTGCAACTGCGGATTGATACGGGACAGCAGGGCATCCTGAACCTGCTTCACATTGTCGGCATAGTCCGTGCCGTAGGTCTTCGTGACATCGCCGGCATTGGCGATGCTGCCTTGCAACTGCGGGCCCTGGCCGAACTGCTGGAAATCCGGCGCCGTAATCTTCGAGGCATCCCCAGCCGTGGGCAGGTCGCTGAGGTCCATACCCTTGCCGAGATAATCCTGAAGAAAGGCCGACTGCTGGTTGGCCGTGCCGGCAAGGTTAAGTTGCGCCGCGTCGGTCTGGTCCTTGATCGCCTGCTGACCCGGCGACAGCGTGGTCGTCGCGGTGTAGCGAGGGATATCGTAGGTCTTGCCGCTGGTCGGGTCCTTGAAGCTGTAAGATCCGGTCTGATCGTAGCTCAGGTTCCCGTTGGGAGTGACCTGGTTGACGTTGCCGAGATTGGCATTGGCGATCGCCGTCGAGACGTTGGTCCCGGTCTGAGCGGAGGCCGTCGCAACAGGATCTGGAGGAGTGGGCGCGGATGGCTTACCCATTGGCGGCGTCCTTTTTCGTGTCGTGGAACCCGTTGGCCCGCCAAGCATCGTCGGTCAGGGTCATGACAAGTTCGGCCTCGTGACGGCCGCGCAGGCGCGGGATGAGGTATTCAGAAAAGCCATAGGCCTTGAGCATGCGCCGCAGCGGCTTGTCGCTCGGCCTGATCCGCATCGCGACCAGCTGGCAGCCGATCTGTTCGAACGGATAGGAGAACATCTCGAACAGAACCGAGCGGGTCAGCCAGCGCGGTGTGGTCGATGAAGCCGAAATCTCGATGACGCCGGCCGCCGGCGCATAGTTGTGGTAGACGATGCCCGCAACGAGAGTATCGGCATCGATCACAGCGAGCGCAGTACAATTGCCGAAACCGCGCTCACAGCCAGGGATATGCTGGGCCACCCAGCGGGCAACCTTGCCGCCTTCGTCGGGCAAGACGATCAAACGACGACGCCCCCGACCTCGTAGGTATATTCGGTCGAGATCAGCTCTCCGTCAGGCGCGGCCCCGCCATTAACCAGCACGCGCACGGATGGTGCCACCACAAAGCCAACCCCAGCGATTCCGAGCCAGCGCGTGGATATCTTCTTGTTCCCGCCCGCATCCCATGTCGACTGATCCCAGATCGCGGTATTCCATTGCCCGCTCACTTCGCTCGACGGCGTACCTTGCGGGAAACTCGGCGTGACGTTGCGATAATCAAAAGCCGCGCCAAGCTGCGAAATGATCGGCGTCACCGCGCGGAACGTCGCCCTGCCGAGCCGCATGACCTTCGTGGCGCTGGCGGCGTCGAGGTCGTCGAACAGCCCGGTATAATCGCAATAATAGCCTGAACCATCGTCGGTTGAGCCCACTTCCATCTGCATGATCCGGCCGTCAGCCGTGCCGAAATAGGCATCTCCGTTGTAGAGAGCCATGCAGTGCGGATCCCAGCCGGCATATTTGGTCCATGCGCCGGTCTCGAGGTTGACCACGAAGCAATAGGGCGTCTCCGTCGACAGCATCGGCATCGATACGATCGCGCATTTCTTGCCGGGCCATTTCAGGATTTCCCATGGCCCGGATTGTCGTGCCACAGCCTCAAGCTGCCACTCCGTTTCGATTCCGCGCGAAACCGACGCGAGCGACAGGGCCGCAACATCCTTGGCCACGGCCTGCGAGATCGGGATCAGGCCAACCTCTGTCGCGATCAGAAGATCGCCGCCGGCCCGCATCGTCGCGCGCTGGCCGAGAGGGCGCGTCAGGTAATAGCGCCCGACGATGCCCCAGCTCGTGGAAACAGACGGATCGGAGCCTTGGAATACCGCGACCTCGCCCTTGGTCGAGACGAAGACGCATTTCTCGTCCGGCCCATTGCCGGCGTCGAGCGACCACGTTGCGCCGAACAGCAGGGAGCCGCCCTCCTGGAACACGCCCGCAAGGCTGATCTCGATTGCAGCCCCACCGATGCTGTCGACCGGCAGGCACCATGCCGAGCGCGAGCCCTTCTGCACGAAGAACAGCCGGTTCTTGTAGGTCCAGACATGAGAAAACGTCGAAGTCTCAACGCCGGTGATCGAGGGCGTCGATGTGCCATTGATCGGCATCCAAGCCGTGCCGTCATACAACAGGGCCGAATCGGTACCGTTGACGGCATAGAGGAAATCGTTGCCGACGGTGCCAAACTGCGCCGTGGCGTAATAGCCGCTGGTCTGGCCGACGACGTCGGCGTGCATGGCATTGGAGATTTCGAGGATCTTGGTTGCGTCAGATACGAACAGCTTTTCTCCGGCGCCGCCGACATAGGTGAACATGCTGAGCGCCGCGCCACTGGCCACCTCGTTGATCTTGACCGACCCCTTCCTGAGCCGGATTCCGGTCGAGGTCGGAAACCAGTTGATGAGTATCCCGGCACCGCTCGGCAAAGGAGCAGCCAGGTTCTCGTTGGCGATCCATCCCCGCACTGGCGCCGGAAATTTCTTGGTGCGCGTTTTCGCCTGCGCCTGTGGTGCGACAGCGACCCGCCTGAACGCCTGCCTCATGGCACGATCACGCCGGGATAGGCGATCTCCGCGCCAAGCCCTCCGCGCCGCTGTCTCACGGTTATGATGTTAGAACCGCGATCCGAGCCCGAGGCCACGGCAAGCGCGTCCTCATAGTTCGCCAGGTCCTCGGAATAGGGCAGCCCTTTGTTCGCCCGCCATTGCCAGATCATCCCAAGTCGCAAGACCCGCTCGTCCAGCACGAAGCTGTCAGTGTCCAACGTGAATACGGCCCGGGCAGGCCCGGCAGCAGGTTTCACGATATTCTTGGTGATGTAATAGAACTTCACGCTGTGGCCGGCCGATACGACCGGGTTGATCTGGATCTGATCTCCGATGATGGTCCATGCGCCGATCAACTGGCGAACGTTCTGGACCTGAAGTCCGAGCCACTGATCGATATCAGGGTAATGGGTGAGCTTGGCGAACGGACTGTAGGAGGGCCACAGGCTCGCCTTTTTGATCATGCGGAGGTAGTCCGCCGGCAAGGCAAAACCTGTCGCCACGCCATCTCCTGACAGCGTGGCGAGCGTCTTCAGCTTCGTCCAGTCGTGGGTATCCGAGCCGATGCGGGTCGCGATCTCATTGGCGATGCCACGCATCTCAATATGCTCGCGTGCCGTCGATGCAAAAACGGATTCAGGCACGTCGAGGCCGATGACGGCGCATGCCTCCTGGATCACGCTGAGGATCGTCATCAGCAGGTATCCTTACGCAGCCTGCTCAGCCGCAGCGGTCAGTCTTGCGTTGATCTCATCCGCCTGCCGGACCAGCGTGGCGTGGCTCGGATTGCCTCTGGGCTTGGCTCCGGTTTCGCTCTCGATCCAGTTCTTGATGTCGACGTCATCCCAACTGACAAAGGGCGAGCCGTCGATCGCGCTCTCGTCCTCTGCGCCGCGGTCATCGCCAACCTGGCGGGAGGGAGCCGGCGCCAACTTGGAGCGGATCGCTTCGTTCATTTCGTTGATCTGACGCTGCTGTTCCGCGATCATGTCGCGCAGCGAGACGTTCTCAGCGGCGAGCTTGGTGGCATCGGCGCTGCCAGAGGCATTATCGAGATAGGCTTTCGCCTGCTGCTGCATTTCCCGGCCGCCCATGCCGAGCATCTTCAGGTTGTTGCCATCGAGCGCGGCCAACGCCTCAGCGGTGTGAACGGAGAGCGCCTTCAGCTCCAAGCGCTTGGAGGCCGACAGGAACGGCAACTCACTGAGCGGCGTTCCGCTCATGGTCTGGGCCTCGTTGGCCTTGAACTTGCGGTAGAGGTCGGCAAAGCGCATCGCGTAGGTCGTCGGCTCGCGCGAGCCGTCAGGCTGGTCGACCACCTTCCACACCTCGTGCGCCGGATAGACCGCGACGGTCTGCTTGTTCGCCGCCATGCGGATTTCGCAGACCTCGACCTCGTCGAAGATGGGCCGGCCGGCGGCAGCGCTCTTGGTGCTGTTCTTCACCGTGTGGATATAAAAGCGGGGGACGATCAGGTTGTCATTCGACATGGGATAATTCCGTCTGAGGGAGTGCATGGAAAACCCGCCGCAATCGCTCGCGGCGGGTCGTCATTCGTGCTTCGCGGCGATGTTAGGCGGCGACCGCGTCATCCATCCACGGGCGGGCGATCTCGAATTCGCCCGTGCCGGCGCCGGCAATAACCGAGGCGCACTTGGCGTTCTTGACGCGGTCGCCGGCCACCACGGTGTCATCCACCGCGCCGGCCGTCGCCGTGGCATAGACGTTGGCATCCTCGGCCATGGCCGCTGACGCAAGGGCAATGGCCTTGCCCTGGATCTGATACCAGCCGTATTCGTTCGCCACGGTCGGCGCCATGGCGACGGCAACCGGGCCGATCGCATTGGCTGCGAGCAGCGTCGACGAATAGTCGTCGGCGTTATAGGTCACCCACGCACCGAGAGCGGTGTTGGCCGCGCCCTTGAGATAGATGAATTCGCCGGAACCATAGGCCGGGTCGACGGCGCGGATGATATCGCCGAGTTTCCACGGCGTGCTGCGGCCGGCCACGTTCGACGCGGCGAGATGCGAGCCGATCGGCGGAAAGCCAAGGCTCGGGGTTTGCGGGACATAGGCCATATCGGGCCTCCTGATTTTTCGGGATTACAACGGAACAGGAGGCGAGTTGCCCCGCCTCCCTCGCGTTACGCAGCCGGGTTGCTGTCGATCAGCTTCCACTGGAAGAGCGGATTGACCTGCGTCAGTTCACCCATGAAGCCGATGTACTGAACCACGGCGTCCTGGTTGATCGGCATCATCGAGCGCCCGATCTTGTCGAAGTTCCGCTCGGGGTGATACCGGACACGCAGCGAGGCCGTCTCCAGGCCATAGGTGACATTCGACGGCATGTTCGACCCGATGCCGCCTTCCTGGACGATCTCCGCCTGCCGCCCGGCGCCGAAGTATTTCAGCGTCTGGAAGCCAAGCTTGCCGAGGCCGGTTTCGTCGTTGATGCGCTGGATCGCCACCGTGGCGGCGTCATACGCAGCATAGTGTTCCGGCGACATGAGCATGAGGTCAGCGCCACGCTTGCCACGCGAGCGCTGCGTCATGATCTTGTTGAGCATCGGCCGGACGGTATCCTTGGTCACCTGCGTGCCGATCCCGGTGAAATCGCCGTTCGCGTCGAACACCGACGTGCGCCAGATTGGATTGTCGACCCGGCTGATGCCGCCATAGGTGCCCTGGTCGACAACGGTCGGGACGGCCAGCTTGAGGCCGCCGAGTTCCTTGCCCCCGAAGCCGGTGCCGTCAGAATGGAGCGAGGCATCCGCCACGTCCTCCAACTCGCCCTCGGCGGCGGCGATGTGGGCCTTCATCACGTCCATGAGCTGGTTGGTGCCGGAATTGCCGAGGATTTCCTCATTGCTGAGCGTCACCGCGACGGCCACCATCTTGGGCGTGAATTCGGCGTCGTTGAACAGCTCGACCGGAACAGGGTTCAGGAAGTCGAAGCCATTGTACCAGACGGCCGAACCGGTCTTGTTGTAGAGCAGGCGCTCGCGGATTTTCGGGCCGCTGTAGCTCTGCCAGAGGCCTTTCCGCTTCAGGACGGCCAGGAGCGCGTTGGAATTGGAGACGAGGTCCTGATAGCCCTTGGAGCGCTCTTCCAAGGCCAGGGACAGGATCTCCTGGTTCTTTTCGACTGAGGTGAGTTGGGCCATGGTGGCCTCTCCTGAGATTGACTAGCCGAGCGCCGCGAAAGCGCTCTTCAGGGCATCGTCGATTGACTTGGGAGGCGACTTTCTGGCCGGGTCTGAGCCGGTGCCGGGTGCGCCCGAGATTGATTTCGAACCTCGCTGGGTTTGAGCCAGGAGGTCGGTTCCTGCCGCTGCTGGTGCTGCGGGGGAAGGTTCTGCCGCGACCGGGGCCGGAGAGAGCCGTTCGGCCATCTCGTAAGCCTCCTTCAGATCAGCGGCCATGTTGGTAGAGATCAGCTTGGCGATCGTGCCTGCCAGTTCGTCGAAGCGCGGCTTATCGGCGGCGAACGACTGGATATCGCTCATCACACGATCCGCTTTCTGCTGCTCGAACGTCTGATTGACCGAGCCAATCTGTTGTTTCAGCGTAGCCAGTTCCTGCTGCAAGCCGATGATGGTGCGATCAGCCTGCGACTGGCGCTGATCGACCGGCTGGCCCAATACATGCGCGGCAACGTCTCGCAGCGACAGCCCGACATAGTTACAGACTTCCTCGATGCCCTTGAGCGGATCGGCCATCAGGGTCTTTTCGAGCGTCGTATACTGCGTCATGGCCTGCTTGACGGTGGTCTTGTGCAGTTTGGCCAGTTCGTCGAATTCGCGGATTTCCTCGTAGGCTTCGGCAGCCGCACGATGCTTCTCGATCCCAGCTTCCATCTCCTTGATGGCGCGGTTGGTCTCGGCTTTCACGGCATCAGGCGCATCAGCCCATGCCGCCTTGGCATCGGGCGAGAATCGGGCCGGGGCATCGTTGGCAGGCGTCGCCACGGGGGCCGGCTTCGCTGTTTCCTGCTTGACCGGCGTCTCAGCAACATTCGCCTCGAGCTTCGGCTCACTGCCTGCAAATTTGCCCTTCTCGTCACGGCCCGGGCCGTCGCTCTTGACCGGCGCGGGCTTGTCCTTGCCCTCCTCAGCGCTAGTCTTCTCGACCTTCGCCGCGGCATTCTTCAATGCCTCGTCGATCGAGGGCGTCTTGGCCGGCTTGGCCTCCGGCTCCGCCGCAACCAGTTCCGTGCTGATCGGATTCGGCGGCGATACCGTCTCCATCTCGGCGGGCGCAGCGGTGCTCTCGGCCGGCGCGGGCGCGCCACCGTCAAATGCGTCTGACATGTGAGGTTTTCCTGTCTGAGAGGATGCTGGGGTTATGCCGTGACCGGCGCCTTCGAAACGCGCTCGCCCCGATTGAACCGCGCTTCGGCTTTTTCTATCGAACCCTTGATCGCCAGTTCGTCAGGCTTGGCCCGCTTGCGTGGTCGGAGCCTTGCCGGATCATTGCCGACCTCGATCACGCCCGCCTGCCTGTAGGTCCGGCGAAGTGCGGATTTGCTGTCATACATGCGGCCATCGAGCATCGACTGGACCGGCTGCATCGCGTCGCTGCAAATCATCGGAGCGGCCAAGTCGGAGCGCTGCGGCTCCTCAGCCCGGCAGTTATGCGGCCATGGCCGATCAAGACCGTGCCACCCTTCGCAGACCTTGCAGTAGCGCTCCGTCATTTCGACGCCCTCGGATTGCCAGCAGCGCCTGCTGTCTCGGCCTTCAGTGCCGCCTCAGCCTGCTGTTCGGCCGCATGAGCGGCAATCTGCTCGGCCGACAGGTCAATGCCCGCCTGAGCGGCCATCTGGGCCTGCCCCTCCGGCGGCAAATCCTTGAAGGCGATAGATTCGGATGGCGGCTTGGCTACCCCCTCGCCCTCCCCGGCCGGCCCCGCGGACGCCTGCGCGATCTTGGTCCGCAGCAGCGCGACGTTCAGCGCACCGATCTGCATCGCCTGTTCATGGGCCTGCGCATCCTGCTGCATCTTCACCTGTGCGGCTTGTGCCTTCATCTGCGCATCGGCCTGCTTCACCTGCACGTCGACGGCGATCTTCTGCTGCTCGAGTTGCAGCCTCGCCTGTGCTTCCTGCTGCTTGATCTGCACCTCTTGCGACTTCGCGGCCATATCCGCCTGGTGCGCCTGAGCCTGCATCTGGGCCGCCTGCTGTCCGGCCTGAGCATCGGCTTGCGCCTTGGCCTGCGCCGGGTCCGGAGGCTTGGGCTGGCTCGCCATCGCCTTCATCTTCTCGACGAACTCCTCGACGGTCTGGTCCATCGAACGGCCGACGCGGAACCGCGATTGCGCGAAGCTGATCGTATCGGCAACCAGCGGCGCGATTTCCGGCAGCTGCTGGATGGCCGGCACAGCCTGCGCCAACAAGCCGCCCATGGCCGTCAGGTATTCCGTCGCCCGCTGTTTCTGGGCGTTCTCGTCCGGAGCAATCGTCGAATCGGTCTCGATATCAAGCACGAACGGTCGCATCTTCTGGTCGCGCAACAGCTTCACGGCCTGCTCGATCGTCGGCGTCGCCTCGACCTTGGCAATCTGCTGCTGCAACTGTGCGGCCTGCTGCTGAGCCTGTTGCAATATCTGTTGGGCCGCTTGGGGATTGGCCTGCGCCTGCTGCTGCAGCTGCGGATCGGCCTTTGCCTTCTCGACCTGAGCCGTGATCTGCCCGATCTGCTGCTTTAGCGGCTCGACCTGCTTCCGGATATCGGCATCGCTGGCAATTTCCAGCTGCGACATATCGAGCAGGGTCTTGGCCTGGAAGTTCTCGCCCATGATCTCGGCAACGATGCGGGTGATGTCCCGCGCGATGCGGATCAACTCGTCCTGCCGGTCGCGGATGCGGATCGAGCCGTACTGGCTCTTAAGCTGCTGGGCTCCAAGCGTCTCGCTGGCAACCGTCGACCCGCGCATGATGTCCGACAGGCCGGTGATCTGATAAACGTCATCGAAGAGTTGCTTCCGCAGCGCCACAAGCTGCGTGATCGTCGAGGCGATCATATCGAGCGGCAGCCAGACAATCATGTCCTTCATGGCGCCGTTGCCGGTCATGGCCCAATTACTGATCGGCACCATGACAACGTTGTCGTCAGTCGACTTGACCGCCGCCTCGAGCGCGTCGCTGATCTCACCGGCGCCGGAGGGGTAGAACGCCCTGACCTTGATCGCGTCCGCCAGCGCTGCAATGCGCCCGGTGAGTTCGTTGATCTCCTCCAACTGGTCCTTGTAGAACGCCATGTCAGGCACAGGGATCAGCGTGCGGCGCTGGACCGTCGTATAGGCCGGGCGCGGGCACGGGAAGAAACCGGTCAGGTCGAGATGCGGCTTGCCCTCATCAAGGACGACTTCGCAGCCTTCCGAAACCCAGACGACCTTGTTCTGCGACTTGCACCAGATCTCCCAGATGCCGGCCTTGCGCTTGCCATCATCCGAGACGCCCTCGTCATCATCCTTGCGGACCTCGAACGCCAGATCCTGATAGGCCTTGCCAGAGGTGGGCATGAACCGCTTGCGCGCCTCGCGCTTGGTCAGCCAGGAACGCTTGGCAACCCAATCGACCTCTTTCCAGACCCGAGCCGGATCATGCAGGAAGTCCTTGCGGTCGGCGTGATCGATACAGGCCTTCTCGACCAAACCGCCATTCTCTTGCTTCGTCTCGTAGCGCAGCCAGACGCAGCCTCGGGCCAGTATGTTGAGATCATCGCGGATCAACCGCATGACGCTGTCGATGTCTTCGTTCTCAAGCGAGACGACCAGACAACGCTCGATCAACTCGGACGTAACACGCGGCAGCGGCCGGCGATCCTTGAACCGCGGCACCACGACGGGCACCGGTGGCCGCGAGTAGATCGACGGGCCAAGCACTGCAACGTTCGCCCAGAACATCTGGAATTCGCGGTCGCGCGCGTCATTCGCCAGCCGCTCCAGATTGGCATAGAGCTTGTCGATCTTGTCGGCCTTGGCCTGATACGTCTCGAAAGCCTTCTCGGCTTGGGCGATCCGTTCGAGCCACTCTTTCGACGACTTCGGCTCGGCAGCGGACGCAACAGCGTCGCCGCCCGCGTCCTCCGCGAGTTGGTCGTCATTATCGATCATATGGAGCGTCCTACAGACGGATGCGGGTGGCCGATTGCGGCAATGGCGGGCCAGGCAATCTCACCTGGCCGGGTAGAGGCTTCCGAGGTGGCGGTGCCGGGGCCTTCCTGACCCACGGCCGAGACATGCAGGCGTAGCGGGTTTCATCCGCCGCATGGTCTTCCATTTCGGTATTCAGATCTTCCGGGCGCGCTTCGTCGTGCTGGAGCGCCGGGATTGTCCTGATCGCGTGAACACAGGTATCGAAGAACACCAGCATCGGCCGGCCATCTTCATCACCGTCCAGACGCGATCTCAGTTGATCCCAGCCGCCCATCGCACCACGTTGTGCCACGCGTTTGTTGTCGGCTGGCCTGAACGTCGCGCCGTTGGTCCCATCACTGCCCCGCGCCATGCGCTCGGCAATCGACGGGCCCCCATCTTGGGAGAAAGCTGCGGGGTCGAGGACCCCATAGGATATTCTGTCCTCATAATCTCGGCTTCTCACGCCGGCGCCAACGATCTCGGCATTCATCTTCAAGCCAACGTCGGGCTTGAACTTGCCGTTCGCGTCCAACGCAATTCCGTACCACTCGCGATACTTGACCAAGGCGCCGCGGGGAATAATCCGAGCTGGCGCCGCCTCAAAGTCATCCGACACGACAGCGTACCAGCCAAAAGCAAACGGCTTTGCACTGCCCCAGTCGCCCGCCCTGAACCGCAGCCAATGGTCCGGGATGACGAATGGCCTGACAACGTGGCGGTCCTGCCGGAAGTTGTCGAAGAACGCGCCATCAATGATATCCCAGTCGCCATAGCGCATTGCCCTGACCAGGCTCTCAGAGCCAAGGCCGTGCAGGCGATCATCATAGCCCGGATCATCCGCGGCCATGCTCGGGTTGTCCTCGAGTTGGGCCGGTATGAACTGACGGAGCATGCCGCCCTCGGACCTCGGCGCCCGGCAGACCTCCATCGGCTTCACGCCGTCGATGAACGTCATCTTGACGAATTGGTGCCCGATGCCGCCGGGGTTGGCGCCGCAGATGATGCGCGGGAACTTGCCCCTGTATCGTTCCGGCAGCGTGATGCCGACCATACGGACGCGGTTGCGCAGGAAGCGGTAGATCACGTCCGTGAAGTGCGTCAGCTCGTCGACCAGCAGGACGTGGATTTCAGAGCCCTGGTATTTGAAGCGATCCTTCTCGTCCTTGCAGTGGCAAAGGTAGATCTTGCTGCCGTTCCAGAACCTGATTTCATCCTCGACGATCGTGACGAAGCCGCAATCCACCCAACCCGCCAACAGCGCCCGGAAGCCCTTCGGCCCTTCCATATGGTTCTTGACCAGGTCGTCGCGAATGCGCCTGAACAGGTAGACCTGAAGGCCCGGTATCTCGGAACACCACGCGATGGCCGCCTGGCGCATCAGATGCGACTTGCCGCCGCCCGCCGCGCCTCCGTACAGAATCTCCGTCGCATCAGAAAGGAAAGCCGCCCATTGTTTCGGATGCAGGGCAATCCTGATCGCCTGCGCGCTAGTGTCCATCGTCCTTGCGTGGCTGGCCGGGCACGTTCTCGTAGATCAGCGTCGGCGCGAGATCGACCTTGCCGGAATGCTCATGGTCGAGCTTGTCCCGCCACTCATCCTTACGCCGGTTCTTCAGCCAGAAGATGCATGCCGTGGTGTCGGGCGCCATCTTCTCACGGTATTCCGCGTAGACCGGTTCGGCAGCGCCCGCCGGCATGAATATCTTCACCGCGTCCTGCTCGTAGCCTACCGCCTTCTGATACAGCGCGCGCTCGACACGATCATCGGCTTCGGTCTTGCCAGCCTTTAAGGCCTGACAAAACTCCTCGTGCTGCACCTTCCATCGCGAGATAGTCCTGACGTTGACCTCGAAAAAGTCGGCGAGATCCTCGTCCGTGGCACCGAGGGCGCAGAGCTTCTCGGCCTGCTTGGCGAATGGCGCCTTGTACGATGGCGGTCGGCCTCCCGCGCCTTGAGGCTTAGCCGGCTTCTTGCCCTCTGCACGGTCGGCCTTTGCCTTGATCTCCTCTGGGGACATGATGACCTTCCCTGCGGTTTGAGCGCTCGGGGTAATAATGTACGTGTACTGATGATTATCGGTGTACGAATAATGTTGACCGCTTCTGATTATCCGTGTACGAATAATACATGAAGATCGTCTGGGACGAACCGAAGCGGCAGACCAACCTCGCAAACCGGGGGCTCGATTTCGCCGACCTCGATGACGAGTTCTTCATGGGCGCAACGGTGCTGCCCGCGAAGAAAGAGCGCTTCATGGCAATCGGCGAGTTCCGTGGCAAGATCATCCTTGCCGTGATCTTCAAGCCCCTCGGATCGGAGGCCATCTCGGTTATTTCGATGCGGCGGGCCAGCAGAAAGGAAAGGAACCTCTGATGGCTATCAAGTTCAAGAACATGAAGCCTCTCACCGATGAGGAAGAGGCCGAGATCCAGCGCCAGATCGCTGCCGACCCGGACGATGCGGAGGCCACGGACGAGCAGCTTGCCCAAGCCAAACCGTTTGCCGAGGCGTTCCCTAACCTGGCCGAGAGCATCAAGCGCTCACGCGGCCGGCCGAAGGTCGACGCACCGTTGCAGGCCATCACCCTGCGGGTGGCGCCGGGCACGCTTGCCAAGTTCAAGGCTACCGGCAAGGACTGGCGGTCGAAGATGAGCGACGTGCTCGAAAAGGCGAAGGTCTGAAATCAGTGCTTCTCTAGCTCTCCGCTACTCGCGCTCGGAGGGTAGTTCGGCAGCGCAGAGTGCCCTTCCGCGCTGCCAATGCTCCTCTTATCGATTGCGGATGCACGTGCCGCGATGATTCAGGTGGAAACCTCGCGGGCAAGCCCGAGCAGGACGATTACGGACGCAGGTGCCGCGTCGATTGAGATGCCAACCGCGAGGACAGACCTTTCTGGCCCTGGCCCGATTGCGAACGCAGTGGCCCCAACGGTTCACATGCCAACCGCGACCGCATCGCCAGCCAACGTGATCAATGTTGTTCGCGACTTCCGCCGCCACGCTTGATGGTGTGGATGGGTAAGCAAATGATGGTGTGGCAAACGCCAACATTCCGCCGGCGACAGCGGCAATGACTGCATGTTTCAGAGACAACATAGGCAGATTCTCCCTAAGGCGCGCCCCGCGCCGTACGGGCTTTCAACTGCCAACCTCCCGATTAGGTTTCAGGCGAGGCTCGATATGCCCTGGAACGATCGAGTACCGACGAGGCCCTAACAGGCCACGCGTTCGAAGTGAAACCCTCGCCGAGGAGATGCGTTGTTCAAGTGCTGCGGGTTGTGTCAACCGGGCGCGATGGTACGGTGAACAGGCGGTCTTTTTCCCGGTTTCTCCGCTTGGCCAACGCAATGGCAGACGAGCGCCTGTCCCATCCGACCCGCAGCGCCCTGCCTCAGGGCTGTTCCCACACTGTGATAGGAGACAGAGCAATGGCGACTGAAACCAGAGAGATTGGCGGCCTCATCGGCAGCGACAAGGTCGAAGGCACCAACGTTTACGGCACCGATGGCGAGAAGATCGGCTCCATCGAGCGGATCATGATCGGCAAGCGCGACGGGAAAGTGAGCTACGCCGTTTTGAGCTTCGGCGGGTTCCTCGGCTTCGGCGACGAGCATTACCCGCTCCCGTGGGAGCAACTGACTTACGATACGAGTCTTGGCGGCTATCGCGTGAACCTCACGAAGGACAGACTCGAAGGCGCGCCGAAATATTCCGGTACTGACTGGGACTGGGAAGATCGCGAGCGTGCCCGCAGGGTCAATGATTATTACGGCGTCCCGTGGATGGGCTACTGACCCGAATCTCGCGAGCCGGGAATGACAAAACCCGGCTCGCGAGAACCGGGCGCAAGAATTCGCTATACCGAATCAATGCCATAGAGACCCGGGGCTGTCAACATGCGGGCTTCGGCAGCATCCCCCAGTGCCCGCCGAGCGTCGTTAGCGCGGCCCTCAGGATGGTGAGCGTGATCGCCGAGCGGGTCTCAGCGCTGGCGTACTCGCCGAAAATGCGCCCGACCTCGGCCGGGGGCTGTTCCTCGCAGACCACCGCATCGGCAACTTTCGCCATCCATGCCATATCGATGCTGGCGCGCGCGTCTCGATAGCACTGGCGATGGTGCGCGGCATGCGCTGAAGTCGGCATCTGGTGCGCAGGGTCGCCGCTGCCCCGGCTCGTGCGGCCGTAATCCATGGCGCCGATGCCCGACAGGCCGGCCTCATACCAGTGCCCGTAATATTTTCTGCCAACGTCCTGCAGGATCCGGTTGCGCAGCGGGTCTGGGTCGAGCTTCCCACGCGCGGCGAGCCAGTCGAGCGGCGACTGCTTGAGCCTCACCACACCGTCGCGGCCGACCTCGGGCCCGCTCACCGCCTTCAGCTTCCGCGAGGCGATATCGCTCACGATGGGGATGCCGGCCGAAACCATGCGCTCGATCGTCGGTCCCGCGTTCTTCTCGTCAGTCCTGATGGTCGTCATGGATGGCTCCGGTTCGGGGCGAACACGCTGGACGGCGAGACGTGCCAGGTATGCCGCCTTCTTCTCTGCTTTGCGCTTGCTCTTCGGCTTCGTGGCCCCTGCCGCCATATTCCGGTCTCCTGTCATGCTTTGCCGCCTCGCCTCTTCCGCCAGTTGCCGACCGTCTGAGGGCTGACCCCGCAACGGCGTGAAATCTCTCGATCTGAAAGGGATGGCTCCTCGTCCAACATGGACAGTACGTCGGCGCGCTTGTCGGCGTTGGTGCGACGGATCGAAGGGGATGCAGATTGTGCGCACCCTTTGTCCTGTCCATTTTTGACGGCTAAACACAGGGCCTCGAGATCCTGCCAGAGCCGGCGCGAAAGCCGCTTATCCTCGGCGGCGCCGCGGGAGTATTCCAGGCCCGCGCGATGGTTCAGCCATCCGATGCGCGATCGCATGCCTTCCCACGAAGGCGCTGCCATCGTGTCCAGATGGTGCTCTAACGCCGCAACACGCGCCCGCACGAAAACGCTGGGCTCGCCATCCGGGAAAATGGCGTAGCGGTCGTCATCAAGAGTTTTCCATTCGAGAAACTCCGCCCAGACGCCGTGGAGGTCGGTCGGGAATGGATAGGCCTTCTCCAAGGCTAGCCAGAGCGCTTCTGGCGGATCACCGCTGCGCCAGCCGGCAAACCCGCTTATGTAGGCCTCCGGGCTGTTGGAATAGGTCGACCAATCAGCGATCGGGGTGAGAGCATCCCTAAGAAGGCATTCACGCTCGGTTTCTGCGAAAACCGCTTCCTCGCTGCCATATTCAGCGATAACGCGGCGCCGCTCGATATCCCTCAGCCTCGCCTTGGCCGCGCGCCCCGCAGCCTGTTTCGCTATCCACCCCGGCTCCTTCTGCTCCATCCAGTCATCGAAGCCTTCGAAGAAGTTGGCCGGCTTGGTCGCTGGCGGCGCGTCCATCTTGGACACAGCTTCCTTAAGCGACAGGCCGGCGCGCGCTGCCATCTTGGTAGCGGCCGATCGCGCAGCCTTGCGCTCGCCCTCGGTCGCGCCCTTGTCCATCAGGCGACGAACCTTGCCGAATTTCTCAATGTCCAGATTGGACACGGTTGCAGTGGCGCTCACGCCCCGACCTCACGATTGAAAGCGCAAGGAACCCGAATGCCAGCGATACCGTTGATGCGGACACGGTCCGTATTCGGGGTACAGCGCATGTCGGACTCAGAAGGCCGGAAGGGCGAAACAGGGCCATCGTCAACGTTGAAGCCGGAGTACATTTTCGGAGAGCACGCTGAGCGTACTGGCGTCGCCTCTGGCTGGTGGGCGGTCGACAGCATCGGTACTCCGATTCTTGGGCCGTACCCGAACCAAGAAACCACGCTGATGGAGATCGCTATCGCGCGACGGACGAGCTCGTTCATGCCGCCGCCCTCGGTTGGCGCCGCTTCCTGACCTTTCGGAACCAGACCGTGGCGAGCCCGCGCCAGGCCGGCTTGCGGTGTTCTGCGGCATAGAGCGCAGCGTCACGGTCAGCGGTGGCCGCGCATTCACGGATGGCCACCGTCAGGTCTTCTGCATCAAACGCTTCGCAATATTCGGGATCGGTCAGCAGCAGTTCGGCGGCCTTGATCTGCCCGGCCGTCAACGGCGCCGGATCAGCCTTGGCGACAACTTCGAGGATTTTCCGCGCGCGCATCGCGCCGCGGTCGCTGGCCAGCTTCTCGATGGCGGCAATCGCGACCGTCTCGCGAGGCTTGTAAGTCTTACCGCCGGCCTGCTGGAGCAGGATCACGCCGGCACGCTCGCACACCAGATCCACGGTCAGGGCGTCTTCGTCACCGGCAACCACGGCACTGCGGTGAAGCTGCAACTTCGTGACCGCCAGCCGGCCGGTATTCTGCCCGACGAAAGCCTGTGCTTGCTCCAGTGTGGTCGCGGCCTCGACGATCATGACCGGGATCATGCTGATGTCGGGATGGCTCGCGGCGGCGATAGCCGTGTGCTGGCCGTCCAGTACCTTGAGCACCGTCGAGCCGTCCTCGAGTTCGGCATAGGCGCAGATCGGCGGCGAGAACTTACGCCAGTCCCAAGCCTCGATCATCTGCCGGATTTTGCGCATGCCGCGTTCGCCGATGTCGCGCTGGTAGGTCGGATCGACACACAGCAACGTCGGGTCGACGCGCTCGCAGATCGGCTCGCCGGTTTCCGGCGGCGCGGTGTCGAGGCCGGCTATGTCGATTGCTTGGATTGGTCGCAGATCAGAAGGGGACGGCATGGGCGCCTCCCTTTTGATAGAGTTCAGGCGCCAGGGTCGGGCCGAGCGCTGGAACGACCGAAATATCGCGCCTGAGGTCGAGTTCCTTCGCAACCAATGGCATTAGGACGGCCGTCAAGTCGTCGACAGGGTCGCCCATGTTCGCCGCCGTGTGGGTCATGAGATAGAGTTTGTTGATCTCATGATCGGAAAAATTGCGCAGGAACTTCTCTACGGACTGCGCGAAGACCATGGCTAAATCAAACTCCAGAACTTCCAGCGCTTCTTCTGCTCGATCAGATTGTTTAGTCACGCTGCCACCCTCCGCGTCATGAGAACATCGTTCCAGTCAGTCCCGACGTCCGGCGGCATTTCGATCGATGCCATAAGCCCGGCGGCGACCAGCCGCTTCGCGAGTGCTGCTGCCGCTGCCTGCCCCGTGAACGACCTGTCATTGTCGGCGAAGATCACGATCGACCGGGCCTCCGGCGGTGGCGTCCACTTCGTCAGCAGGTCGGCATCAATCGTCGACCAGCACGCAATGCCCGTCAGAATGGATGCGGACAGCGCTGTTTCGATACCTTCGGCAACGCCGAGCGTTTCCGCCGCCGGCGCTAGGCGAATGGCGCAGCCTGGCGGCAACGTGCTGCCGAATATGAGCTTACGCACCGGATCGACCGGGGCCTTGCGCCCGTCGAGCGTCAGGAATGTCCGGTGGACGTTGACGGCCTTGCTGCCATCAGCCGAGGTCATGCGCGCCAGCATCGCCGGGTGCATCTCGCCACGGCTATGCGCTGCATGTTGGACTGATCGCAGCGACGGAGAGAACGAGGCGAGATCAATGCCCCGGCCGTGAAGGTAGGCGTCGACGTGGTCGCCCTTGCGAACCGGATTACCTGCATCCCACAGCGCCCGCATCTCGGACCGCACATCAGCGGCTGAGCGCGATTTCTTTGCCGCTTCCTTCTCCACGCCACCGAGCTCAGCCTTGACCTCGATGGCCGCCCTGCTGAAATCCCAGCCCTGCATGCGCATGACGAGATCTACGCCGCTGCCGGCACCGCAGTGATTGCAGATGAACGAGCCGCGCTGGCTCCTGTCCGTGAAGCGGAAGCGGTCCTTGCCACCGCAAACCGGGCAAGGATGATGTTTGCCATCCAGCACTTTCGGCGAGATTCCGAACCGGGGAAGGACACCGCGCCATTTGCCGGCAGCGAGGTCGAAGACATCGTCACGCGACATGGTGCGCGCCCTCCCCTGCCTTCTCGGTCCTCTTCTTGGCCTTCACGAAAGCAATCAGCTTGGATGTGATCCAGTTCTGAACCTCGCGGTCAGGGCGGGTCGTGAAATTCTCATTCAAGCCCTGCGGCCAAACGCCGAACTTCTCGCGGTACTGATTGGCCGCCCAGCCCTTTTTGTAGCCGCTCTCCTGTGCCCGATAGAGCAGCATCGAATACCAACGCTGCTTATCCTCCATCGTGGCCTTGACCTGCTTGCCGCCAAGATGCGCCAGTTCGCCCTGCTTCATGGCGACGTCCTTGGCGTAGTGCGGCTCGAAGCCACAAGACGGGCATTTCCGAACGCCAGCGGGCTTCACGTAAGAGCACGACGGACATTCCTTCGGCTTCGGCGCTGGCCGCTCCGGCCGGCTGCTCGCGGATGCTTTCCGCTCGTTCCCGTCGCTCAGGCGGTCGTGATGAATGTCGGTGACGAAGCCGAGCTTGAGCGTCGTGTCGCTGTGATCGAGAATGATCGCATCAGCCTTCCCCGGCGCCGTACGCAAGGCTCGCCCGATGATTTGCACGTAGAGCATTTCTGATTTCGTCGGCCGCGCCAGGATCAGGCACCGAACGTCCCAATCAACGCCGGTGGTCAACACGCCGACATTGACGACGACGCTGATGTCGCCGCGCTCGAATGCCTTGCGGACCGCGTCCCGCTCGGGCCGCTCAGTGTCGCCATCGATATAGCCGACAGCCACGCCGGCTCGCTGGAAGTCGCGCTCGAGGCTACGAGCATGAGCCCGGTTCACGGCGAAGCACAGCGTCGGACGGTTCTCTCCGAGCTTCAGCCAGGTGGCTACCACGTCAGCCGTCAGCGCCGGCTTGTCCATCGCCTCCGCCAGATCGTCCTCGGCGTAGTCGCCGGCAACCGTGCGGACCCCTGTCAGGTCGGGATGGCTCGGCGCGAACACCCGGAACGGCGAGAGATAACCCTCGCGGATGAGTTGCTGCGTTGTCGCCGCGATGATCAGGTCGTCGTAGTGCTTGCCGAGCCCGCGCGTCCACGGCGTCGCCGAAAGGCCGATGAACGGCAGGTTGGGGCATTGCTGCATCCACTGGAAAATGATCCGATAGGCCCGGTGCGCCTCGTCGACGATGACCAGATCGGTGTCGGGCAGCTTCCGGCGCGATAGTGTCTGGACACTGGCGACCTGCACCGGCCGCGAATAATCCGTCATCGGGTGATCGGCCTGGATCACGCCAGCGTCGCGGATGCGCTCGTTCCAGAGCGCCTGCACCGTCTGGTCGATCAGTTCCTTTGCCGGCACCGTCATCACCACGCGCTTGCCCTTCGACAGGGCGCGCTTGATGATCTCGGCAGCGGTCTTCGTCTTGCCGGCTCCTGTCGCCATCATCAGGATCGGCCGACGCCGCCCCTCGGCCATCGCACGCCAGACGAGGTCAATCGCGGTCGCCTGGTAGGGACGAAGCTCCCCGCTCATGCCACACCTCGCCGAGGAAATTGGATGACGTCGGAGGTGGGCAGCATCGGGCCGGCCGGGGGCTCTCCCCTGTCAGTGCTATATCCTGATACCTGAGTACTATGCTCCTCCTGATAGGCCTCTTCTGGGTTAACTGGGTTATATTCCCCGGCACGCGGTGCCGGTTGCAGAGGCACGCGGTGCCGGTTGCAAGGTTTGCTGCTAGCGGCACGCGGTGCCGGTTGCAGAGGCGCTTTGAGAGCCTTTCTGATTGCCTGGACGACGGCCCTCGACACGTCAAAATTGCGATCGAGCGCCAGGATAACCAGGTCGGTTGTGCGCCCGTATTTTCCCTTGCTACGGGGCCTGCGGGCGATGATTTCAAGACGCTCCAGCACCACCAGCGAGTAGCGCACGGCCCGCTCTTTCATGCCCGCTTCGGCGGCAATTGCGGCCTGAGACTTGCGGCATTCGCCGGTCCCCTTGTCTGCCGCCCACGCCAGCGCGACGAGAACCAACTTGAGCGTACGGTCTTGAATGCGCTGCTTGCTTGCCCAGCTTCTCGCTTCCTTGCTCATGCTGCGACGGCCTCCTTCACCTGCTCGAAGGTGTCGATCAGGGCAGAGAGGCGCTGGCACATGGCGGCGCGCTTGTTCGGCGGGCAGAGGCGGCGGAAGTCATCGGATGTCAGACTTCCAAGAAATTCGATGGCACCCCGAAGGTCGGCGAATGTCACAGGCGGGTTCGAAGGCTCGGCCGGTGCCGCACGGACGGCGACCGCCTTCGGCCTCAGTTGCTTCTCTCTCTCCATGTCGAGATCGCGCCTGACGGTCGCGACCTGCTGGTCGGGCTCGATCCTCTTGATCTTGTCGAGGTAGGTTCCGGTGTCGAGCGCAGTGCCCCGCACCATCTCGAGCGCAGCTTCACAGACTTTTTCGCCACGCTCGGCGTCTCGGCGAACGCTGCGTTCGTCCTTGCCGGTTGCGGCGGCTGTGGAACTGGCGAAGGACGCAATGGACAAGTTGTCCGTTGCGTTGCCCTGCGCGGCGTTGCTGGCATGGGCGCCGGCGATGTGCAGCGCGGTCTCCGGATGAAGTTCGAGATAGATCGCCTTGCGCCGTGCCGTCTGCTGCGCGCGATCGACAGGGCTCAATTCCGCCCGGCAGAGGTTTTCGTCGATCATCGCAAGTTCGGCGCAAAGATCGTCGTCCGGGACCAGGATGCAGGCGATCTCCCGCCAGCCGAGCGCGTCGCAGGCAGCGAAGCGATGCGCGCCGGCAGTGACCTCGTAGCCGCCTTCCCAATCGATATGCCCGTTCGCGTCTGTGACACGGCGAATCCGGATCGGATTGATCAACCCGACTTCCCCGATGCTGTCGGCGAGCGCGGCGAGGGCATCGTCGTTGAGCGCCCGGGCGTTCGGGTGCCGACGAATATCTTCAATCGGCACCATGGCGATCGTGGGGGCCTCACTCATGCCGCCCTCCGATCCCCCGCCGCCTTGAGAGCGGCGAGGATTTCCGATTGCGGCCAGCGGGAGAGCGAGCCGAGCTTGACGGGCCTGGGGAGGGTGCCGTCAGTGATACGCCGGTATAGCGTCGGCTGGCTGATCTGCAGGAAGGCGGCGACTTCGCGCGCGGTGAGGAGGGGATCGACGGAGATCATGCCGCGTCTCCTTCCTCTGACAATCTATCCAGAGTGGCCTTTGCCGATTGGAGATGGCTGAGGGCGACCGCCGCCGCATGACTTACAGCGTGCCTGTGCTCGGATGCCATGGCGCCAGACGCCATGAACAAGAGCCGGACCAAGTAGATGCCGCTGTCGAGCTTGTCGCGGGCGTCCAGCATGTCGGGGAGGTCGCTGGTCATGAGCGCGCCTCCCGAAGGTGGAAGTCGATCTTGTCCAGAACTTCGCCAACAAGGTCTCTCGAGATATCCGCACATTCGCGCAGCCCGGCGAGGACGGCACCTGGCCGATCATCCGGCATGTTCTCCAGCGCCTCGGCCGCAAAGCTGACCAATGTCAGCAGATTGAGAACGCGGTAGCATTTGTCGGTCTCGGCCTTCGTGATTTCGCCCTTCATGCCGCCCGCCTTTCCTGCCGACGCGCAGCAGCGGCGTCTCGGATCGAGCCGGTAGCGATGGCCGATACCTCGTCCAACTGGTCAGCAAGGTCGGCTTCAAAGCCGATGATGGCCCAAGCCCGCCGCTCAATTTCGAACGCGCCTGTGGGCTTCGCCGCTTTCGCCACGTTCACCGCCGCCTGCTCGTATCCTTGCAGAAAGTCGAGAACGTCTTCGACCAAATCGCCGACCGGGTTGTTGAAGCCTTCGGAATTGGTGCACCGAGGCTGGATGCTCAGCCCCATCAGCACCTCGTTGACGACGTGGATGACGTCGCGAAAATCGTGCAGATGTTTCATCGACATCTGCCGTAGCGCGTCCATCTCGATCGAGAAGGCGAGCTTGCCCGCCGGGGCCGATGGATCGCGTGCGCTTGCTTCCGGCAGCGCGCCGGTGGTATGTTCAGGCGTGTTCATTTGCTTTTCCTTGCTGGGGATTGCTGGAACCATGGCTCGGCGAGGCTGCTACCTCTGCCGGGCCTTTCTCATTCTGGAGAGCGGGCATCAGGCGGCCCTCCCGATGCTCGTCCGCAGGCCGAGCTTTTCGGCCAGCGGGGCGACCGGGACCATGATGCGGCCGCCGATCTTGATTGTGGGAATGTCGCCGCGCTTCGCGGCTTCGTAGCTACTGTTTCGACCAAGCCCGAAGAACAAGGCACCGGCGTCGGTGACCGAGATGGTCGGGCGGGATAGCGCTTCGTCAACTGTCATGGCCTGTCCCGTTTCGTACGTATCGTGCGTACGATTGATTTAGTCGCACGAAATTAACGGTCTTGCAACCCATTCGTACGCACGATACGTATCTTATCCCGGAGAAAATTCGAATGGCCCGGCCCAGACTCGGCGAAAGCGACACAGAGCGCTTGCACATGAAAATCACGGCGAAGGAGCTGGCAGCGATAGATGACTGGCGCTTCAGCAACCGCGTGCCGTCGCGATCCGAAGCAGTACGGCGCCTCTGTTCAGTGGCGATCGTTGCGCTTAGTGGACTGGATAAACTTAAGCGGATGGCCGAAAATGCGAGCGTGCGTGCACTTGATGACCATGAACATATCGGGGGGCTGTTCAGAGGCCTTTTAACTGATGCGGCCGATGGGAACGAACGCGGCTTCACTTATGAGGAGGCAAAAGACCTTCTGCACGACGTTTCCGATCGCGCTTACTGGCAGGAACAACATTCCCGCTATTTAAATCGCATCATTGCGGGGCTTTGCGCTGCGACCGATATGTTTGCGGACCCACAGAGCTTTGCTGCAGCTGAACGGAATGCGCGAGAAAGACTGGAGGAACTCGACGCGTTCATAGAATTACAACATAACTCGTTGGAATTGTTGACGGCGAGCCACGCCAGATCATCTGTCTTTAGATCTATGACGGATGCGGAGAGGTCTCACCTCGATTCGTTGGAGGACCACGAAGAACGGATCGATTATCTCGATCAAAAGGTCGCCAAGTATCTCGCAAGTCGGCGCAGGCGCGATAAACGACTGAGAGACAAACTACGCAAAGAAGACGAGCAAATAAGACTGAAAGCGCAGGCTATATTTCGGCAAGAGATCAACATCGACAATTCGGACGAGGCGGACGAGGAAGCAAGATGAAAGGCCATATCCGCGAGCGCAGCCCCGGCAAATGGGCGATAGTCATCGACATTCAGGGCGAGGACGGCAAGCGCCGGCGGAAGTGGCATGCCTTCGCAGGAACGAAGCGCCAGGCGCAAGAGGAATGCGCGCGGCTGATCACCGCGTTGAAGCACGGCAATTACGTCGAGCCAACCAAGCAGACGGTCGCGCAGTTCCTCGACGAGTGGCTGGACTTCATCAAGCCGTCCGTCTCGCCCAAGACCCTTGAACGCTACGCGGAAATCTGCCGGAAGAGCATTGCGCCTCTGATTGGAGACGGGACGCTGGCGAAGCTTAAAACCGACCGCATCGATGCTGCCTTCGCCAAGGCTCTCACAGAAGGCCGCAGGGACGGCAAGGGCGGCCTTGCGCCGCGCACTGTCCACCATATGCGCCGGATCTTCATCAAGGCCCTGAACCAGGCTGTGACGTGGGAGAGGCTGGCAAAGAACCCTGCCCTCGCCACCACCCCTCCGAAGGTCGAGCGCCAGAAGATACTGGCCTATGACGCGGTGCAGACAGCAGAGCTTCTCGGCGCCGTCCGGTCTACCCGAATGTTCATCCCTGTCCTGCTTGCCGTCATGTGCGGCCTGCGCCGTGGAGAGGTCGCGGCCTTGCGCTGGCGCAGTGTCGAGCTTGGCGACAACCGGCGCCAGCTAGCGGTGATCCAGAGCGCCGAGCAGACGAAGGACGGCATCCGTTACAAAGAGCCCAAGTCGGGCAAGGCGCGCACCGTGGCGCTGTCATCCACGGTCGTGGCGGAGTTGAAGGCGCATCGGGCGCAGCAAGCGGAGGAACTGCTCCGCCTCGGTATCCGGCTCGAGGATGACAGCTTCGTCGTAGCCCAAGCTGACGGCGCGCCTCTGCAACCGCAATCGATCACCCATGAGTGGGTGCGGATCTTGAACAAGACCGCCCTGCCCCGCATCCGCTTCCATGATCTCCGGCACACGCACGCTTCGCAGATGCTCGCGGCCGGCGTGCATCCCAAGATCGCCAGCGAACGGCTTGGGCATTCGAGCATCGGCATAACACTTGATCTCTATAGCCACGTCATGCCGGGCATGCAGGCAGATGCTGCCGAGCAGGTTGACGCGGCGATCTGGAGCGCGGTAAAGCCCGAGCGCTGAAAGGCATTCGGTAGCAAAATGGTAGCAGCGGCCTGAACCACCCTTGCGGAAACGCCAAAAAAGCTAGCGATATCAATACGTGGAAGGGTGGCCGAGTGGTTTAAGGCAGCGGTCTTGAAAACCGCCGTGGGTGCAAGCCCACCGTGAGTTCGAATCTCACCCCTTCCGCCACTTCAGTCCCTGAGTGGGCACTGCGTTTGCGCCGCCGTTCGCCACAAGCGTCTGAAGCAACCGGGACTTCGATCCCATGATGCGGACCTCGCCCTCGGCGACTTCGACCCGCTGGGCGAG